GCTTCTTTTATTAATTTTTTAGGAGCTGTAACAGAATTATTTATAATTATATTTTTATCTCTTAATATTTCTAATTTTGCATTAGCAACACTATTTAATGAGTAATAATATATAATATTTGATGTAATAGTATTTAATATAACATTACTATCAATATTAATATTATTTTGATTAATATTAATAGTTGATTTATCACATAAGTTAGAATTATATAAATATGTTTTAAATGAATTTTTTACATTAATAGTAAATACATCATCTATAGGATTATACGTAATAAAATTATCATTATTTTTAATATCTAAATATTCGCCATAATTATAATTTAAATACTCAGGTCCTTTGTATTGATTACTATAATTATAATTAAGATTATATACTTTAGAAATATCATTAACAAAATTAATATTATAATTTTTAATAAAACTACTAGTATTAATTATTATAGTATCAATCTTATTAAAAATAATTTTTTCATTTTCTGGTACATATATAGTATTTTCATTATTAAATGAAAATACTATAGGTTCTAAATTATAACTAATATTATTAAAAATATTAATTAAAGAATCTGTATTAGTAAAAGTAATATTAGATGATAAAATATTAGTAGATATATTATTTGTAGTTATAGAAGTATTATAATTATAAAATAATTTATAACTTATAAAATTATCAAATGATATTGTTTTATTAACAATAAATTTAGAACTTTTTTTATAATTTTCTATAATTTTTTTATTATTATTATCTATTAAAGGCATATTTATGCTATCTATAGTATAATCTATACCAGTATAGTATGTATTATTAGATACATAAGAATCTTTTGGTTTAGCATACATATTGCTAGCAATAACAGTAATATTAACAATATAGTCATTTAAATTTATTTCATCATATTTATTAGTAAATTTAATACAAGATTCATTAGTGATACCAACAATATCTAAAGATGTTTCTGGTAATAATTTATTAAAACCTATACGAGCTCCTTTTCTTATTAATCCGTTTTCATCAATACCACTAATAGTTAAAACAGGCGTAATTTTATCTGGAACATAACTATTATCATAAGAGACAGCAGTATTAATAGTAAAATTATTATTATCATCGACACCATTTATAATATAATAAATACTGTTTGAACCATTTTTTTTATGAAGATTTATCATAGGTGATTTTTCATGTCCAGTTATTTGTAACCCATAATTATTAATATCTTCGATATGTAAAGAAACATTATCTACAATAGGAGCACCAGTTATAACATTTCGAGAAGGATATTTACTACCACCAAGATGAGTATAACAAGATGAAAAATCATTTGAATTAATATGATAAAATGACATAAAAGGTATATATGTTTTATCATATACTTTATCATATGATCCAAATTCTAAAAGAGTATTATTATTATACCCGCTTACATTAAAAGATACCATATTTTTTATATTACCAGTATAATCATTATTATTGTAAGTACCTAATTCTATTGAAGCAACAGAATTATTATAAGAAGTAGATGCAAAACGAGTAATAGGAGTATTTCTATTTTTTTGATATACTATTAATGGAGTTTCTACTGTTTTACTTTGAAGTTCATTAATATGATGTAAAAACCAGTCTTCTGAATAACCAATTAATGTAGATTTATTAGGTAATATTGTTATTTTTTCAGCATTTATAACAATATCATTTTTATTAGCATTATTTGTAACTGTACCACTATTTTGACTTGAATCAGAAGGTAATTCATTAATTAAATTTGTAATAGCATTAGAAGAATATTGTATGCCATTTAATTTATATGTATAATTACAATTATTAGTATCAATAATATTAATATTACCATATACTTCTAAATCGCCATAAATTGACATAGCAGCATTTTTATTAAATTCATAATTACCATCGCTTTTATTAATATCAATATGATATGAACTATCTGTATTATAATAAATTGATATAGCTTTTTTTTGTTCCGGATCAGGATTAATAGTATTATTAGTATATCCAAATTGCAAAGGTCCAATTAAATTTTCACTCGCTGTACCTGAAATATCTAAATGATTTTTATACATGTACCATTTAAAATTATTTTTATCAAATCCAGGTATAGCTTCATAATCACAAATATCTATACCACTATAGGAAGCATTATTATTAACACCTCCTCCTCTTTTACCTCTATAAATTCTAATAATAGAGTTATTATAATTAGTAATAGCATTATTTCTTATTTGCAATGGTACAACAGATGATTCATTTAACCAGCCTATAGATATATACTTATTTGTATAAATTCCTGTTTTATCAGGTTTATTTTTAAAACTTTCTATAGAAATATTATTTTCATAATAAACATTTGCATTAATACCACCATTAACATTAAATGTTTTTAATTCATCTTCATTTAATATATTGATGTTTTCTTCTAAATAATTAATACAATATTTAACAACATCTTTATCATACATATTGTATATTTTAGTATTATTTCCAGCAATACCATAAATAAAATTATTAGATTTATAAACATTTCCATTATTATTTCTAATAAATATATCATTTGTAATAATACTTCCATATACATCTAAATCATATAATGGTCTGCTTGTATTAATTCCTACCTTATTATTTTGATTAATAGATAATGTAATATTTTCATTTAAATTCTTAGAACTTCTATTTGCAATATTTCTACCAGGTATAAAGTAAATATTATTATATTTATCAGCACTTTTACTTGTATTAATAATTAAACTATTATCTCGTTCAGATGGTTTATCATTATATTTGGAAAGATGCCCTATATAAGCAGATACGGTCTCATTTTCATCACTTTTATCATGTAAGACTAATTCAAATTTCTCATCTTCTTTTTTAACAATATTTAATTGTTCTAACATATCATCTTCGCTTTGTACACCTACACCTAATTTATTTGGAACAATAAGATTAGAACCAGAAAAATTAATAATATTTTCTGAAGCAAAAAATAGAATACTATTACTTTCATTATATGTGTGAGAAATATTACAAGATTCATATAAATCAGGACTAAGATATATTGGAGTTACATTTAAAATATTTACTCTTTTATTATCTATAATTAAATTATTTGCATCAGTAATATGTATTTTATTATTAATAAGAAGTTCACTATTAATATCAATATTTGCCGATGAAGAGAATATAGTATTATCATTAAAAATAGCATTATCAATTTCAATATTAGAAGCATATAATGATTCAAATATAGCACTATTTCCGGTTATTGTTGATGTAATAAGATTACTATTAATTATTACATTATTGCTAAATTCATATAAATCGCCAAAAAAAATTCCTTCTTTTATTTGTGATGCATCAAGTGAATAACCTTGGGAACGAATAAATAAATTATCTATAGGAGTGTATGAATTAGTAAAATAATCAAATATAAGTAAATTATCAACCACAGCAATACCATTGATTTCTAATTTAGCATATTGAGAAACATTAATAGAACTTATTTTATTACCTGTTTTAATATATTTAGAAAAATTATAAAGATTAGTTTTACTAATACCCATACCTATATTTTTTTTCTCATCAATAGTCATTGCAGCTTGTATTGATGTATAATTATAATTAGGAAATGCTACACCATTTTCATATAACTTATTAATTTCTGCTGTTTTAACACCAACGTGAAATTCTAAAGGCATTCCTTCTGTTGTAGTAACAATTGCGGGTGATTTATAATTACCACCTATTATGCCTATACGTATTTTACCCCCTCCTAACTCTAATTCATCATCTGATATAGAAGAGTTTCTAATTGAAAATTGAATATTTTCAACAGTATTATTAGTAGTTTCTACTACACTCAACGCATTTTTATTATTTGCTGTAACAGAATTTCCTCCTATTGTAAGATAAGAAGGTGTATAAATATTATCAACTATAGAAACAGCCGAACCGCCAATATTTATAATATTAGTTTTATATGTACTTTTGCTAAATAAATCTTGTTTATTGTTAATAGTTGTAATAAGATTGCTAATAATATCCGCATTAATATTACTTGCTAATGTAATATTATCAAATTGAAGACCTTTCGCAATAATATTACCAGAACATACTATATTATTATCCACATAAAGTCCGGCATTATATAAATTATTATTACTATTAAATGTACTTCTATTAGTATTAATAGCGACCCCTTGATTATTTACTATCATATTATAGCGCTGATCCATAACATTACCTGTTGTATTCTCTCTCTCGCCAACAACTAAATATTCACTGCTTTTAAGATTTAAATTATATAAATTAGAAATTGAAGAAAATCCTATACCCAAAGAATTAACTTCTAAAGTAGTTGGAATAAAAGGATTATTAACATTCATATTACTTCTATATTAAATAAACTATACTTATTAAAACAATATAAAAATATCTTTATATTATATTTATTTTTATTACTATGAATAAAAAATGATTGTTTATATATTTTATTATATATAAAATGAAGAGAATTGAAAATATTCATAATAAAACAAAAGAAATAGATAGCGAGAATACTCCTTATAATAATAAAAATGTAATATTAACAGAAGATAATTTACTTCAATTTTTTAAAGAAAATGGCTTAGAAAATATTAAATTTAATAATATAAATTTATATCGTGTCGCCTTTATTCATAAATCATATTGTACTATGAAAAATCACGATTTTGATAAAAGTAATGTTAATTGTCCTTCTGATTGCATTCCTTTACAGGATATGTCATATGAAAGATTAGAATTCTTAGGAGATGCTATTTTAGGAATGGTAGTAGCATCATATTTATATAATAGATTTCCGGATCAAAATGAGGGATTTTTATCTAAAATAAGAACTAAAATAGTAAATGGTAAAATGCTTGGAAATCTTTCAGATAAAATTGGTTTTCCGAAATATGCTATTATTTCTAAACAAGTTGAAGAATCAGGTGGTAGAAATAATTATAAAATTATGGAGGATATTTTTGAAGCATTTATTGGAGCAATTTATATGGATTATCAACTTGAACAAGATAATCCATTAATGCCAGAACACATTAAAATAAATCCTATGTCAGGTACTGGTTTTTATATAGCCGAACAATGGATTATTTATATTATTGAAAATTATATTGATATGAGCGAATTAATTGCTAAAAAGAATAATTATAAAGATATGTTAGTATCGCATATGCAACATCAATTAAAAGATGCACCGGTATTTTATGAATTAAATGTTTTTAATAAAGATAATGTAAAAAATTTTACTTATTGTATCAAAGATAGAAATAATTCTGTAATAGGAATGGCTACAGGATTAACAAAAAAAGAAGCAGAAAATAATAGTGCTAAAGAAGCACTAAAATATTATGGTATTGATTGTAATAGTATGTAATAGTATAAAAATTTAATAACTTCTTGAATATTTAATATTTTTTCTATAACTAATAGAACCATTATTAAGAGTTAAATTAGTAGTATTAGAATGATCGGTATAATTCATTCCGTGTTTTAATTTTGGTGTAAGATATCCACAAGAATAACAATTACCAGAATTATAGTATGCTTGATTGATATCATTAACAATTATTTTATTTTTTATATCATATTTATAATCTAAAGATGATAGACATGATGCATAGTTCATATATATCATATAAGATATTAGTATAGTAATATATTTATTCATTTATTATATATATATAAATGTTAATATTTATATACATATAATATGGAAATAACACATTTGGTATTATCAGGAGGAGCATTAAAAGCTCTATGTTTTATTGGAGTAATTCAATATTTGTATTTAGAGGATATGGTAAAAAATATTAAAAATATTTCTGCGTGTTCAATGGGTTCTATAATTGGTATGATGCTTGGTTTTAAAATACCAGTTGAAGATATGGAAAAAATATTTTTAAAAATTTTAAATGATAAAAAAACATCTTATGTTGATAAAAAAGAATATTTAAATATATTTTATAAAAGCGGAATAGTATCTTCTTATATTTATATGGAAGAAATTAAGAATTATATTAAAGAACGCGATGGTATTAATGATATAAGTTTTATAGAATTTAGTAAAAAATATGGTATAAATTTATATATGAGTTTAACAAATATATACACAGCTAAAAATGAAATTTTTTCTGTTGATACAACACCTGATGTTTCAGTATTTAAAGCTTGTTCAGCATCAATTGCAATACCTTTATTATATCAACCAGTAAAAATTAATGGTTATTATTACTTGGATGGTGGTTTAACTAATAATTTACCATTAGATGTTTTTAATAATGTTCCAAGAGAAAATATATTAGCAGTTGTTATAGATAAAAATAAAAAACTTGATCCTGAAACAATTATTGAAAAAAATACTAAACCTAATTTATTAATGATTATTCAACAAATATTTTTATTATTAAATGATTCAAGACATACTAATGTTTTAGTATATAAAATAGATAATAATTGCACATTAATAATAAGAAATTCACCACTTAAAGGATGGATGAAATTTAAAATAGGTATTGATGGTAGCATGGTTAAATTATCACAAGAACAATTAGATAATATGATTTTTATAGGTTTTGATAATGCTTTTAATTATATGAATGATAGAAAAGAAAAATATAATAAAAATATTGAAACAAGATTAAAAAATCTATTATAATAGTAAATGGTTGATAGGTTATCACAATTACATTCTTTGCCCAATAAAATATCTAATGCACCAAATATGCCACATATTTTTATTTTAGATTTAGATGGAACTATTATAGGAGATTGTTCTTATCAATGTGAAATATTCAATATACAAAATATATTAATTAGAAATAAAATTCAAGGGATTAATGATTGTAACAAATCATTAAAACAATGTTATCAATCGTGTTCTAAATTAATACGACCTGATTTTAAATATTTTATAAATAATATGAGGTCTATTTATCCTAACAGTTTATTTTATATTTATACAGCATCAGAAAAATCGTGGGCTTTGAAAGAAATTGCTATTATTGAAAAAGAAAATAATATTAAGTTTAATAGACCTTTATTTACACGCGAAGATTGTATAAAAGGTAGTGATGGTAATTTATATAAATCTGTTGAAAAAATACTACCAGTAATATTGAAAAAATCTAAATTAAACAAAGTAAAAAATATCAAAAAATTAATCAAACCTAATATTTTTATAATTGATAACAATCCTACATTTATTGATTATACTGATAATCTATTAATATGTCCAACATATGATTATATAAAATTCAATAATTTATGGGATATAATACCAAATAACTATAATACTATTAAAGATTTAAAAAATTATATATCTAATTTGATTTCAGAAAAAAAATTATATGGTAATAAAGGAAAGAAAGATATTGTATTAGAAAAGATTCATAAATGGTTATATAAAAAATATAAAATTATAAATAAAATAAATTCTAAATTTGAAAATGATACATTTTGGAAAGATTTAACAAATATTATAATTAAAAATAAGATAGAAGTATTTAATAGAAAGAATATAGTAATAATACGTAAATTACTATAAATTTTTTCTTATTTTTTTAGTTGTATATATATAATATACATTATCTATATTATCTACAGTCATTTCATTTATAGGTTTTTTAAATTTTTTGACACATTCTTTCGCCATCTTATAAAAATCTTCTTTACTAACATTATCATAATTTACTTCAGACTTATTCCATGCTTTTTTTGCATCTTTAATCATTTCAGCATAAGCCATATCTTCGTTTATACGAATTAAATGTTGTATTTCATCTATTCTTTTTTTATTTACCCACATTTGATAATGATTTAAAAAATGTTTTTTAAATATATTCTCATATATTTCTTCATCTTTTTGTTTTTGAGTAGTAATTCTTTTAGGTACTTCTTTTTTTTTATTGCATCTTTTTGTTATCTTATTGCAAATCTTATTTTCAGAAGCACAGTCTTTCTTACAAGGATTTTTTTTTAATTGTAAATCATTTTTTTGGATAACCATTTTCATATAGTTTTTTAATTGAACATACTTACCTTTATATTTTATATATTCTTTAGAATCTTTACGATATATATTTCTTTTTTGTTTTCCAACAATTTCTGAACGCACTAAAGTATATTTTTTTGCATTTTTTGCTTTTCTATCTTTTTCACCAATATGTTGTTTATGTAATAAATCCATATATTACCTAATATATATACATATAAAAATTGTTATAATATGGAAATATTCAAACGTCTTAGTAGTTTATTATAAAATGTTTTGTTGAATTTTGAAACAGTACCGTTTTCATATTCTTGAATAATCTTTACATTTACATTCAACATTTGAGCCAAAACTGATTGTGATATTTTTCTGGCATTTCGAGCATCGCGTAAAGCAGCGGATTGCATAGGTGTGATTTTTTCTAATTTTGGAATATCATCGTCATTAAGTGCTTGAAATTCTTTATTACCAGGGTTGTTTTGTTTTCCTTTATTACTTGAACTAAAATGTTTCTTGTTATGAATAGTAACAGTTGTCCAATCTTGGCAATCTGGTGTCTGCATATGTCTATAATATGCTATTGTTTTATTCCTATATTGTTTTAGAATTCATAGAATATAAAAAATAAATCTTCACGAATGTAATTAAATTAAAACTTAAATCGTCTTGCATGAATCGGATAATGACTATTTTTATCCCATGCATTTTCCCAATAGGTTTCATCCGGTATTATTAGACATTGATTTTGCTTACATAATATACTAAATATACTTTGATCATGGCGATGTTCAATAAAGAATTCTGTATTTGGAATGATTGATGGTGAATCATCTATATATCTATAGTTATCTATTACACAAGTATTAAGCCATTTATAAAAAAAGTTATAAACCGCATCTGTATTATGAATGATAATCACTCCTGCTACAATCTGATATGATGATAATTCTTCTTGTTTCAAGAAATTGAAATAATGCATCAAATCCATTTTTGTAAAAGATTTTACCATATGCGATAATTCAAAAGAAAGGATACCAGATGGATGATTTTTAACCATTTCACCATATTCTTTAAGTCTATTAATTCCCGATGTATTCAAAGAACACCCAGCATCACAATAAACAAGCACACTTCCTTTTGGAGTTTTTTTTAGCGCTTGAAGTATAATTTGTGGTTTCCATATCCAATAGCCATATCCGCGTTTATTTTTTGTTATGAAGTCCATGTGTTTTTCTACAAAATCAATATCTAAATCATTTTCATTCCAAGCAAATATATTATTAAATAAATTAAGATTAATTGCTTCTTGTTTTATTCGATTGAGAGTTTTAGTGTATTTAGTGTCGGCAAATGTAACAAGATTAAAGTCCATTTTTTTATATAAGAACATATTATATAAATTCTTATATAAAAAATATTGAAAAAGAACTGGTCTTCATCAAGAAAATTATTTTTGAGGAGTTCGACAAATTTCTGGAAATGAATAAAAAGTAAAAAATATTTTTTTCTTTTTTTTTAATTTCTTATTTTTTATTTTTTTAATCGCTATCTTCTTCTACCACCATAGATACCTTTGGCTTTCTTCCCTTCTTAGAAGGTTTCTTGACAATCAATTCAGGAGCATCGTCATCTTCTACTTGAATATTATCTTCGGTTACGATTTCTTGTGTTATCTCTGAAAAGTCTTCCTTCTTAATCTCGGTTTCTTCCGTCTCATCAGTATTAGAGATTACTACGTTTTCAGTTTTTGCTTCGTGCCAGAGAGCAATCGCCATTTTGAAAATCTCTTTGTTGTCAACATCAGGATTAGTAATGCGAAGTTGTTGTATTTTGTCGGCTACAAAGAGATTATATGCGGAAGGAGCACGCAATTTGATGATATTGCCGTCAGCATCGCGTTCGCGTTTTGCCCTGGGCTTCTTTGGCTTTACCTCACCATTAGCATCAAGTTTCTCTTTTTTTACCTTCATAGGTGTCTGTGCCAATTTGACAGCCTTGTAGGAATCCGAGAATATCTTCTTCATTTCAGCGAGACCATAATCCAAATCGAGATTGATATTCTTCTGGAAAGCTTCGATGATAGCGACAGTAGAAACAGATGCCATTTCGATGTTAGAGAAAGTTGAATTCAACTATGTGATTTGAACGAGTGTGTTATTTACCTATTGAGGTGATAAATATTATATTATTTTATATCAATTTTTTTTTTATTTATCAATTTTTAGAACAAATTTATTTAGACAAAATGTTCTGAATTTTACTGTTATTATAAAAATATGATTAAATAATTATCAATTGTTTTTTAAGAATGAATAATTCAGAATCTGGTGTTTTAAATACTTGTCCTATTTGCTTTGAAGGAATTTATTTTCCGATGGAAATTCAATGTGGACATATCTTTCATACTCATTGTATCTATAAATGGTGTAATACAGATAATTATACATGTCCTTGTTGTAGAAAAGAATTAGTAATGAATGGCATTGGCATGATTAAAAATATAAAAAGTACATAATGCAAATAATTTGCAAATAATATTAACCTTTCTAAAAAATCTAAAAAAATAAAATTATGTACTTTTTTTATATTCTTCATGGACCATTAGTTAATTTTTTACATCTTTATACATAAAGAAATGACATTATAATAAGATTATTTAATGATTTATATTAGCTTTGATATTGGTGTTAAAAATCTTGCTCTTTGTATTTTAAAATATGAAGAAACAATTACTATTTTAGATTGGAAAATTATTACTTTAGCAGAAACTAAAAAAGAAGCTAAGGATATTAATGATTTGTCTGAAATTATTTATATGGAAATGGATGCTATTATAGGTAATTTAAAAGATGCAGGGTATAATACAATTGATTATGTACTTATAGAAAACCAACCATCTAATCTTAATGGTGTTATGAAAACTGTTCAGCATATAATTTATTCATATTATAATTTACTTAAATATTGGGATGGGTTAGTTAAAAAAGTAGTATTAGTTAATGCTTCTCTTAAATTAAAGAACCATACATATCAACCATCTATAGTTATTAATAAAGAGACTTCAAAAAAAACTTTTAGAAGAGATAAATATAAAAATAATAAGCAAAATAGTATTGAAATTTGCAGAGAATATATTAAAAATGATAATTTTTTAATAGAACTTTTTAATAATAATAAAAAAAAAGATGATTTGAGTGATTCGTGTCTTCAAACTGTTTCATATATTCGTAATGATATTAAAGGTGATAAATTAATAAAATTAGAAAATATTTCATTAGATTCTAATAATTTTATAGAACTATAATATTTAACTAATAAATATAAATGCGTTTTTTTTTCATATAAAAATAAGATATAAACAATTAATACAGACTTATATACATAATTAATGGCTACTTTTAATTTAAATAATAGAAATGATAATTTAATAGAAATAAATAAAGATAATTTTACATCTAAATCTCCTTTTAGCTTTAATATTCCTTCAAAAAAAATCAATAAATTAAGTAATAATGATAATAGTTTATTTAATAGAAAAAAAGTAAGTAATGAAGTATTATCATCTCGTGGTTCTTCAAGAGCAAGTTCTATAAGCGGGGATAATACATCTGAAAGTTCTGGTAATAGTAGTAGCAGCGGAAGTATAATAAGTTCAAAGAAAAATAAGAATAAAAAGAGTAAATCGCGGGCACCTCCAAGTGAATCATCCGAATATTCAGATGAATCATCGGAAGTAAGTAATGATAAATATAAAAAAAACCGTGATAATGCAAGTTCATATGCTTCTTCTGAAATAGATGATGAATCAGGTAGTAGTGCGAGTGAATCATCTGGAACGTCTTCTGTAGAAGAATATAAAAAGAAAAAATATAGCGCTAAAGATGAATTAAATGAGAAACGTGAATTATTATATCAAATGGATAGACTGGAATCAAAAGGTTTTAAATTACCTTTTAAATTTAATATGCAATCTGATATTAACGATATGAAAAGCGAATATAATAGAATTATTAGAGAAAAAGAAATAGATACCAGTATTCGTTTTCAGCGTAAAATGCTTATGGCATTTATTACAGGAACAGAATATTTAAATACACGATATGATCCTTTTTCAATTAAATTGGACGGATGGTCTGAACAAGTACATGATACAATTAATGATTATGATGATATATTTGAAGAATTATACGGCAAATATAAATCATCGGGTAAAAAGATGGCGCCAGAATTAAGATTATTTATTAGTTTATCTGGTAGTGCTTTTATGTTCCATTTAACGAATAGAATGTTTAAAGAACAGCCTCTTCCAAATATTGAAGAAGTATTAAAATCAGATCCGGAATTAATGAAACGATTTCAAAATGCTGCTACTAAACAATATGTAATGGGAAATACAGGTACTCCGATGAATGGAATGAATGGAATGAATGGTATGAATGGGATGAATGGAATGAATGGTATGAATGGGATGGGAGCAATGGGTAATATAATGGGTGGTATGATGGGTGGTAATCAAGGTGCAAATTCATCTGGTGGAATATTAAATATGGTATCAAATTTATTTGGTTCATTAAATGAATCTCCTCAATATCCTCAATATTCTCCTCAACAATCTAATAAACCATTAGATGATATAAATAATATAATTAATTCAGTTCATGATAATATTAATTTAGATAATGACAATAATATTGAAACTTTATCTGTAAGTGATGAAGAAATTACATCTATAATAGAAGATACAGCAGATATCAAAATATTAAGAAATAATAAATCAAAAAAACAACTTAATACACGTACACTCAATTTATAAATACACAAATAATAAAATATATAAATAAGTTCCTCAAAAAACAGAACTACTATTTAACATCTCTTTACAGTGATAAATATTATATAAAGATTCTTTTAATATTAATATTAAAATATGATAACATTAGCATATTTATTTTTTTGGGAAGAAAATCTTAAAGAAGAGTATTATTTTACAAGTTTTATAAGACATCATTTTGGTGAAGTTAAAATAGTTAATATTGATGATAATCCAGATATATTATTAGTATCTGTTTTAGGAGGAAATATATCAATTGTTAAAAATTATAAAGCTAAAATTAAATTATTTTTTACAGGAGAAAACACAGCATATAATCCTTATCATTATCAATTTAATGATGATAAAACATTAAAAGAAAATTTTGATATTATAGTTGGCTTTAAATATAGTAATATTCGTTTTCCATTATGGATTACGTATTATAAATATTTAGATTATAAGGAAGATGAAGATAATATTCTTAAACATATTCAAGAATCTTATAATAAAAATATAAAAAAAGAAAAGAAATTTTTAACTACATTATTATCTCATAATGATAGTTATCAAAATAATATTAGACGATTTTTATATAGTATAATGTCTACATATAAAACAGTAATATGTGCGAGTACTTTATTTAATAATTATCCAACAATAGGTAATCTTCCTTCTGATAAAATAGATCATATATCTGAATCTGTTTTTAATATATGTCCCGAGAATTCTTATGGAGAAGGATATATCACAGAAAAAATTCTTCATGCATTAGAAGCAGGTACTATTCCAATTTACTGGGCATCTGAATATCCTGAATCAAATATTATCAATAAAAATAAATATATATTTTGTGATTCATCTGATTCTATAAAAATACAAAAAACTATAGATGATGCTGTTAATAATAAAGAAATAAGACAATCATATATAGATGGTGATGTTTTTACAAAAGATGCTGGTATTCACATTAAAAAATTTTATGATGATTTAAAAAATAATATTAAACAGCAATTAGATGAAAAAAATATACCTTACGATTATAGAATTTAACGAGATAGTTTTTTAAGATCTTTAGAAGATTTACTTAAAAATTTACCGATATCTTTAGATGATTTCATTAATCTTTTAGGACTTTTGCTAAGACTTGAAACAGGATTATAAATATCGCTTTTAATATCTTTTTCTACATTTTCAATATTTGAAATTACATATGAAACAGAATTAGTTAAAACAGGTATTATAATCATTGTAAGAATAGTAACAAAGAATAATATTAATTCAATGAATGTACCTACCATTATAATTTCACGACTTATGTCTTCTGAACATTTGCATTTTTCATTTATTAAATATCTAACATAGGTAAATGTAGTATAAATATAATAAATAAATATTAAATAAAATACTACTATTAATAATGAATATAACATAGCAATTACAGATCCTAGCATTTTACCAACCATTTCAATTGAAACGAAAGCAGTAAATAATAAAAATACTAATGCTACTATACTATATACTTTAATGAAATTTCTATCGGGATTATTGGAACAATCGCATCCCATTTGTTCCAATTTATTAGTATATAAATATATAATAGTAATTAATACGAATATTAATAAATTAATAATTAAACCTCCAATATATCTCATATTGATTTCTGACATTATCTGTTTATCTATCTATAATAAATATAATAATTTATTATTTTTTACCTGTTATATTATAAATTAAAAATTTGGACGAATTTTCTAAAATAGATAAATCCATATTTTTAAATTTATTAATAATATCATTATTTTTATTATATGACATTATTATAATTATATCTTCTAATAATATATCTATTATATGTCTATATCTTCTCTCCGATATATTTATATATTCTATTAAATATTTATAAATAGTATTAAGTAAATTATCTATTTTAATATTATCAGCAATAAGTAATATAAGAATATTAATTGTAGTATTATTTTTTTTCTTCCATTTTACATAATCGCAATATAAATTATAAATATCTGAATCTTCTTTACCTGTCATAAGATCATTTTCAAGAATATATGACATAGGAATCCATTCTTTATTTTCAATAAAATTATTCCAATATAATTCAGTATTTTTATGAACTATCTCTTTATTTAAAAAACCAAAAATATTAAGATATAAATTTAAATTAGTTGCCTCGCTTTTAATAATAAAATTATATAGGATTATAAATAATTCTTCATCATCATTGTTATGTTTTATAATATCTTTTATTTTAATAAAAATATCATCTTTTTTACTCTCTGTCAATTTATTTAAAAAACTTATAAATTCTCTTTTAATTTTGGACTTATCTGTAAAATCGCTTATTATAATATGGATTTTATTTTTAACAACAACTTCTTTATCATATTTTTTCTTTTTATCCCATATTAATTTTGAATTATAAACACCATTAAAACACGGTAATTTTCCTATTTCATTAGCACGATTTAAATATACACTTGGAATATCAGATAATTTTATATTTTTTAATCTATTTATAAATAGATTATTAGATAAAACAATATTATTATTCATAGTATATAATAATAATTATATCACAATATCTTATATACGAAAAAAAATGATATAAAATATATATATATATTATATAATATTCATATCAACATAGATGAATAATCATATTAAATTATTAAATAATCTATATGATATTTATGAAGATAGATTAATTTATCGTACAATTATAGTAACAAATAATATTAAGGATAGTATCGAATTATATAATATTTTAGAAGATGCTGATTATTCTGTTCTTATTGTTGATAAAATAAAAACTAATATTAATTATAAAGAAGTTGATAAAAGAATTGTCATTATTACTTATAATAAATTTAAAAAATTTATAGAATATTTAAATAATAAATATGGTAAAAATAATACATCATATAATCTTGTATTATTTTCTGATAATATTGATACTGAATATATATATGATTTAGAATGTTTCTATGATAATATTAGTAATACAAAAGATTCATAAATAATATTATTTAGGTATTATTTTCTAAATACCTTATGTTGATAGATTCAATATATTCATACCATTCTTTAATTATTTTTCTATAAAAACTATTTTGTTTATATTCTATCGAAGATTCGTATATAGAACAATTTATATAATTTTTGTTTTTAGATAAATTTTTTTCATAGAAATATTGGTATATTTCTAACACATT